GCCATGTGCGATATATGCGGCCAACAGTTTAAACTGAAGCAACTCAAAGAAGAAGTTGTTAAAACCAAGCGGTACAACCTTCTAGTTTGTTCAGAGTGCTGGTCTCCCGACCATCCGCAGTTGCAACTTGGGATGTACCCAGTTGAAGACCCACAGGCTGTCCGCAACCCCCGCAGAGACTCGACGTACAAGACTGCCGGAACGAACAGTTTGGAGATCAACATCGCAAACCCGGAGCAAGGTTTCCCGACTGGTGGCTCACGGGATATTCAATGGGGTTGGAACCCTGTTGGTGGAGCAAGAGCAAATGATGCGGGACTGACGCCAAATTACTTGGTGGCAACCACATCTGTTGGTACAGTAACCATCCAAACGACGTAAGGAGTCGAACATGGACGCAAAGAAAGCCGTTCACAAGCATGAGAAGGCCATGCACCCTGGTAAGCCCCTGACGAAACTCGCCAAGGGTGGCAAGACCAATCAGCAGATGCGCGAACTTGGTCGCGGTCTGGCAAAGGTTGCCAACCAGAAGAAGTCTTCGTTCACCTACAAGAAGGGTGGCTGAAATGGCTAAGTTCAGCAAAAAGATGATGGGCAAGGAAGTCGGAGATGCCTCCGTCTATGCCGAGCCCCACACGATGAAGGGCGGCAAGGTTGCTCTGGGCAATGGGACTCAGAAAGAGCCTACTGCTGCCAACCGTGTAAACATGTCTGTTGGCAACATCACCCGCGATGGGTACAACCCTGAGCCCAAGACCTCGGGCATCAAGATTCGCGGCACTGGTTGCGCCACCAAGGGAACGATGGCTCGCGGCCCGATGGCTTGAGGTTCTTATGAACTACACGGAGTTGAAGACTGCGGTTGAGGATTACACGGAGAATACGTTCTCCGCGACCGACTTCGCCACGATGACGGAGTTGGCAGAACAAAAAATCTACAACACCGTACAACTGCCGTCACTTCGTAAGAACGTCACCGGCACGCTCACGGCCAACAACAAGTACCTTCAGTGCCCCTCGGATTTCCTGTCAGTGTTCTCCCTGGCGGTAATCCTTGCGGACGGTTCCTATGAGTATTTGCTTGATAAGGATGTGAACTTCATCCGTCAGGCATACCCGACCCCCACAAGCACCGGCACTCCTCGGTACTACGCCATCTTCGGTCCCCGGTCAGATGATCCAAATGAACTGACGTTCATTGTTGGTCCGACCCCGAGCGCCAGTCTGTCGGTAGAGTTGCACTACTTCTACTACCCGGTCTCGATTGTTACCGCAAACACCTCTTGGCTTGGCGACAACTTTGACTCTGTGCTGTTCAACGGCGTGATGGTCGAAGCCGCCCGGTACATGAAGGAAGAGCAGGACGTTGTTGCCATGTACGAGCAGCAGTTTGCTCAGTCTCTGATCCTGTTGAAGCAACTGGGCGATGGCAAGAACCGTCAAGACGCTTACAGGAACGGGCAGGTTAGGGTGAAGGTGGGCTGATGCCAATCGTTCAAACGCAGACCACCTCCTTCAAGAAGGAGTTGTACCAGGGCATCCACGATCTGACGACGGATGTCCTGAAGATTGCTTTGTACACCGGCAACGCAGACCTCAACGAAGACACGACCGTTTACACCACGACGGCAGAGATCACTGGGACTGGGTATTCGGCGGGCGGCAAGACGCTGACAGGCACGACCATCAGCAGTTCTGGGTACACGGCCTTCGTGGACTTCGACAATGTGGAGTGGAACCCCGGCGTGTTTACAGCACGGTGTGCCCTGATCTACAACTCCAGTAAAGCCAACCGTTCCATCGCCGTGTTGGACTTCGGGTCAGACAAGACCTCGACGGCCACCTTCACCATCGTTATGCCGGTCAACGACGCCAACAGTGCGCTGATCCGGTCTTCCAATTAAGGAGCATCAAATGAGCATCGAAAAGGCCAAGGCCACTGACATCGTTGGCGGTGGGCTGATTGCCAACACCGGATCGTCCGAAGGCGCGAAGGCCACGGGCAAGTACACCGTTGAGTGCTACGACAAGGATGGCAACCTCAAGTGGGTTGCTGAGACTCCAAACCTCGTGGTCAACGTCGGCCTTCAGTACATGGCAGGCTCTGCCCTGACCTCGACTGCTCAGATCACCACTTGGTATCTGGGTCTGTATGGTTCGGGCTCTACCAACAGCCCCGCTGCGGGTGACACGATGGCTTTGCACGGTGGTTGGACGGAAGTGACCGCCTACAGCGAAGCCAACCGCCCGACCGCCACGCTTGCTGCTGCGACGAACGCCAATCCTTCTGTGGTGACCAACACCGCAAGCAAGGCTGTGTTTACCATCAACGGCACGACGACAGTGGGTGGGGCGTTCCTGACCTCTAACAACACCAAGGGTGGATCGACGGGCACGTTGTTCTCGGCGGCTGACTTCCAAGCCCCCGGTGATCGTTCGGTGGTTTCTGGCGACATTCTGAATGTGACATACACCTTCAGCCTCTCGGCGTAAGGATGAGTTGTGCCAGAAGGCGGATGGGGTTCAGGCACCTGGGGTCAGGCCGGTTGGGGTGAATCGGTATATGACCGCGATGTCGCTGAGGCAGCGACAGGTGCTGACTCCGTTTCCGCAATTGGAGAGTTTGGCCCCGTTATTCTCGATGGAGCGGAGGCCACAGATCAAATCTCTGCACTCCAAGCGCACGGTTCGTCCGTTGCTGAAACAGCATCCGGGGCAGATCAAGTTGATGCCGGTGCAGAATACGCCCGATCCGTTGAAGAAACCGCTTCTGGCGCAGACAGCGTAGCGGCTCAGGCCGAGTACAACCGAGAGGTTTCAGAAACTGCCTCCGGTCTGGATCAGGTTCTCGCCCTGTTTAACCCCAACGCAGATGTCAGCGAGACGGCGTCCGGGGCAGACGCAACAGAGGCAGCATTTGCTTTCTACAGCGATGTAGCCGAGACGGCTTCTGGTGCGGATAGCGTTAGCGCAAGCCAAGAAATCCAAGGTGCGGTGGCTGAGACTGCTACCGGCACGGATCAGGTCAGCACCAACCACGAAATCCAAAGCGCGGTTACTGAAACCGCGACGGGTGCAGATGCAGTTTCTGCCGAAGCACGGTTCTTTGCTGCTATTCAAGAAACTGCAACGGCAACAGACTCAATTACGGGTCGCAGGTTCTGGGAACCTGTGGATGACATTCAGACTGCCAATTGGCAGAATATCAACAACGTGCAATCGTCCGGTTGGACGACCATTCCGACGACGTAGGAGCCTTAGATGCCCACCTCATACACCTCCCTTTTGGGTCTGGCCCTGCCGGTCACAGGTGAACTGTCTGGTACCTGGGGCGACACGGTCAACGACTACATCACCCAGTATCTTGATGCGTCTGTGGCCGGTACTCAGACCATCAGCGGAAGCCAGACTGCGGTCACCCTGAGCAAAACCACGGCATCGTCACTGTCTCAGGCGGGGACGGGATCGACTGGTTCGTCTCAGTACATGATCGTCAACTGCACGGGTAACCCCGCTTCGCTTTTGACGATCACTGCACCTGCGGCCAGTAAGCCTTACATCGTCATCAATGGCACTTCGACTTCGCAGTCCGTCAAGATTGTGGGGGCAGGCCCGACGACGGGCGTGACCATCCCCTCCGGGCAGCGCGCCCTGGTTGCATGGAACGGCAGCGACTTTGTTCAGGTCGGTGCATCTGCGGGTGGCTCAAACACCCAAGTCCAGTTCAACAGCAGCGGGGCTTTGGCGGGATCGGCAAACCTGACCTTTGACGGTACGACGCTGACTGCCAATGACATCATTGATTCGTCGCTGACGGCCAGTAAGCCCGTCTTCACGAATGGCAGCAAGAACTTGGTTTCCACCGGTACCGTCCCAGTGGATCAGGGCGGCACGGGCTTGACGACTACTACTGCGTACAGCGTGGTGTTTTCAGGAACCACTGCAACGGGCAACTTCCAAGCGTCAGCAGGTCCAGGCACTTCTGGTCAGGTGCTGACATCCAACGGCGCGGGGGCGCTTCCGACCTTCCAAGCCCTCCCGGCTTCTGGCGTTTCCAAGGGCCAGAGCATCGCATTCGCAATGATCTTCGGCCTGTAAGGAGCAAACATGGCAAACCCAAACATCGTCAACGTTGCCGCAATCTACGGCAATAACGCAAGTGTCTCGCTGTCCACCACGAGCGCCACAAGCATCGTGAGCAACGCCGCTTCTAGCGGCAAGGTGTTCAAGATCAACACCATCATGGTGGCGAACGTGGACGGCACCAACGCGGCGGACATCACCATCAACAAGTACAGCGCGGCGGCTTTGGGCGGCACGGCGTTCCCGATTGCCTCGACCATTTCGGTCCCGGCAGACGCCACCCTGATCATCGTGGACAAGACCACCTCCATCTACCTGTTGGAGAACGAGTCCATCGGTGCGACGGCAGGTACGGCAAGTGACTTGGTGGTGACCGCAAGTTGGGAGGAGATAAACGCTTGATTTGGTAGGTGAAAACACAATAAGGAGTCACCATGCCGCTTCGTCCTCCTGCTGGTTTTGTATCGTCGTTCTATGACCCGCTGAAGAACCCCAATGCGCCGACCGTTGGGACGGCTTCTGCGGGGGATACTCAGGCGTCGGTGACCTTCACCGCCCCGTCCAATGTTGGCGGGTCGGCCATCACGAACTACTACGCCGTATCCAATCCGGGGCAGATCACTGCCTCCAGTGTGACTTCGCCCGTTACGGTCACAGGCTTGACCAACGGAACAAGTTACACCTTTACGGTCTGGGCGCTGAACAGTTTTGGTCCGAGCGCCTACAGCGCGGCATCAGGATCAGTAACGCCTTCTTTTCCGTACATCGAGGACGTGTTCTCGACGTGGCTCTACACCGGCAACGGCTCTTTCTCCCCAAAAACAGGCGTTAATACCATTACCAATGGAATTGACCTAGCGAGTAAGGGCGGGTTGGTGTGGGCGAAATTAAGGAGTTCGACAGGAGACCATACGCTGTTTGATACGGCCCGTGGTGTTTCAAGAAATTTGAGTACCAATACAACAGGCGCTCAGGCTCTATATTCGGGCTACGGTGTTACATCATTTAACTCAAATGGGTTCACCCTTGAAGGCAATTTGTTTGGTGAAAACTTGAACGGTGGCCTAGATGTCTCATGGACATTCCGCGAGCAGCCTAAGTTCTTTGATGTGGTGACGTATACGGGGAATGGAATCGACGGGCGCGTTATAAGCCATGCGCTTGGCTCTATCCCCGGCATGATTGTTGTCAAATGCACAAGTTCTGGTGGTGATGCTTATGCGTGGCGTGTATATCACCGCTCCTTGGGCATCTCTCAGACTCTGTTGCTTAACGCCACCAGTGCTGCATTTGCAGGCGGTGATTGGAGTCTTGGAGCGCCTACGGATTCCACTTTTACTGTTAGAAACTACTCATCTCTGAACGAAAACGGCGCAACCTACGTCGCCTACCTCTTCGCCCACAACGCAGGAGGCTTTGGCCTGACGGGTACGGACAATGTGATTTCGTGTGGGTCGTTTACGGTAGACGGGTCAGGCAATTCGTCTATCAACCTTGGGTATGAGCCGCAGTGGCTGCTGATGAAGCAGACCAACACCACTGGCAGTTGGTTGATGCAAGACACGATGCGAGGCCAAACTGCTGACAACGGCTACGCAAGACTGCTTGCGGACACTTCCGGCGCGGAGACTTCAACCACGACCGGCTTCATTCGCATCAACGCCACAGGGTTCTCAACGAACGGCGCAACCGGCTTAGTTGGTGACCACATCTACATCGCCATCCGTCGCGGCCCGATGAAAACTCCGACGACGGGGACGAGTG